GATTTTAACGGATCTCTTTCTCACGAACTGACGCATTTCATTAAAGATACGGCCCCAGAATCTTACCGCCTGTATCAGGAGATCGTGACAGAAGCACAGATGAAGGCAACCGGAAAAGCCTGGGAAGATTTAGTAGAATCATACACCAACCGCTACAAGGATGCCGGGCAAGACCTCACCCGTCAGCAGGTAATGGAAGAGATTGCCGCAGATGCGACACAGAAATTCTTGAACGATCCGGATTTTATCGACCAGGTAGTAAAAAAAGATCGCAATTTAGCCCAGAAGATCATTGATTTCCTGTCAGATGTGATCGATTCGATCAAGAACCTGATCAAAACCGGCAGCACCCGTGCAGCAGCAAAGAATCTGGAACAGGATGTACAGATGTATGAAGATGCCCGCTATGCTTGGCTGCTTGGTCTGGAGCAAGGCAGCAAGGACTATAAAGCAGGTAAAGAAAGAGCGGATAACATCATGCAAAGCAGCAAGTATGAATTAAATCAGTTTGGATTTGAGGAATACGGAGAGAAAGAGAAAGGCTGGTGGAAAAATAACGACAGTATCATAATATGCAACACAAAACAAGATATTGCAGATTTTTACCGCGATCATGTCCACAAAAAACCATATGCAAGATTATATATTGGAAAAATAGGTCCAGAGCTCGCGCAACGGATTTACAAAGACACAGGAGTCAATACAGAAAATTTAAATGTTGCCATTACAAGCGAGTTTGAAGATAGCCATAGCAATCCAGAAAAAGAAAGATCGAGAGGGCAGACACCAGTAACGCCGGAGATACTATCAAGACTTCCGGAAATTATATCAAGCTACGATAAGGTAGAAAATACAACCAGTTCCAAAGATAGAAAACCAGTTCTGAAATTCGAGAAGGATATTAATGGAAAAAATGTTGCCGTAGAATACGTTAGAAGCAAGAAAGGAATGCTTGAGCTGCACACAATGTATGCGTGGGAAAATAAAAATAGCAGGAGTGTATCCACTACGCTTACAATGCCAGAAAAAACTGACCCGTACAGAACGTCCGAAACGTATAGCGTCATTACTCCTGCTACTAAGGACAATATACAACCAGGTACAGAAAAAAGCAAGACTCGTTTCCAGCTGGATGATGTAGACGATACTATGAGTGAACGTAGAATTCAGGCATTGCAAGACCAAAATGAGGCTTTAAAACAGGCGAATGATCTTCTGGAGCAGCAGTTTAAGTTGACAGACAAGGATGCAGTGCGGACCGAGGATATCAAAAAAGTTGCAAGAAATATCCTGAAAGAATATGGCAGTAAATATTCAAGTGAAATATTGGAAAGAAACCTGTCTAAACTCTATCAGTATATCCGTGGTGCTGGCCAAGTGGATGGACAGGCTATTACAGAAGCTGCAACCAGCATGGGCAAAAGTATTCTGGAAAAGTCAGTGCAGAAAGATACAGAACTAACGGAACACTATAAGGATCTGAGAAAGCAGATTAAAGACACAAAGATTGCAATCACAGACCAGGACAAGGCAGATTTGGCTTCTGTGGGCGGATATAATGAATTTAGAAAACGCTACTTTGGAAAGATGAAAATGGGGGCAGATGGTATCTCAATAGATTCTCTGTACCAGGAGTTGCAAGGACAGTATCCGGAACTTTTCCCGGCAGACGTGACACATCCGGCGGATGAGCTGGTTGCGATAGCATCCGCTCTGGATCAGACAGCTCCACAAATTAAGAACCCATATGCCGCCAATATGGATGAAATGGCATATATGGTAGGACAGGACATCTTATCATCATATTTTGATGTGAGAAAACCAAGTGCGACGTTTGCTGATAAAAAAGAGGCTCAGATGCAAAAATTGCGCTGGCAGTATCAGCAGAAGATAAGAGACTATAAAAATGATTTGAAATCAAAGTATGATGAAAGCCTTAAACAGATTAAAAAGCAGAACCTTGAAGAAAGCGCACGCCTGGCAGAACAGTATAAAAACCTCACGGAAGCAGAGCGAAAAGAGCAGAGGGAGTATTATAAAAAAAGGATGGATGATCTGCGAAACAGCAAGAACCAGGAATTGGCTGCCATGCAGCAGAGGAGCAAAGAGCGGATCAAGTCATTGCGGGAGAATCAGCAGAAAAGAGAAGATAAGAGACAGATCATCAAAGAAAGAAAAAAATTACAGAATTGGTTGCTGAAACCGACTGATTCAAAGCATATTCCAGAGGGACTGAGACAATCTGTAGCGGCTTTCCTGAACAACATTGATTTTTCTCCAAATGATGAGGATAGTGAGATCAAAACCCAGCGAAAAGAAGACTGGAAAGCAGCCCAGGATGCATTTAAGGAGATCCTGGATAATGGCGGTGTTTATGTGGACCAGAAGACTGGTGATACCATGACCATGGATATTGACCCAGATATTGCACAGCGCATTCAGGAACTAATTGAAAAAACAAAGGGAATTGATAAATTAGATAACTTGGATGCATATAGCATGGGTGAGCTTAAAAAGACAGTTATGGCTATGAAAAAGGCTATAACAGAAGTAAATGATCTTAAGAGCAACAAAAAATCTGGAGAACTGAGTATTCTGGCAGATGGAGTGTTTAGGGATCTGGAGCAGAGGCGGAATAAGGTGGAGTATGTAGGACCTGCGGGAATGGGAGATAAACTGTTGAATTATGACATGTTGGATCCGCAGACCATGTTTGGAAAAATGGGAGACAACATGAAGTCCACCTATGATGCATTGCGTAACGGACTGGATAAAAAGACAGAAAAATTGAGATCTGCTCAGGAATATGTGGATGATATTGTGGATAAGTATGGAATCAAGCCTAAAGAATTGCGTGAATGGACGGGATCAAATGCCAAGACTCAGCATTTTAAGACATCGAGAGGTGAGATTGATCTTACAGTAGCCCAGGTGATGTCGCTGTATGAGTTAAACAAAAGAAGCCAGGCCAGAGGCCATATGTATGATCGAAACGGCGGTATTAAGCAGGCGCCGGTAGTTGGAAAAGCCAAATTGGAAGGAACGACTTATACACCGGCACAGATCAAGAAGAATTATCGCCCTGTAAAGGTTACGGCCGCAGATGTAGAAACGATCACAAAGACTTTAACACCGGCGCAGCGTGCTCTTGCGGATGGATTGCAGCAGTTTATGGGAGATCAGTGTGCAGCCTGGGGAAATGAAGTAACCATGGACATGTATGGTTATGAGAAATTCACAGCAAAGAATTATTTCCCAATTAGCACAGATAAAAACTATGTGGCAACCAGGCAGGGAGATGCGGGAAATAAAGCGTCAACCATTAAGAACATGGGAATCACCAAGAGCACAACCCCATATGCGAATAATCCATTGATTATTGAGGACATCTTTGATGTGTTTAGCCGCCAGGTTGATAACATGAGTACATATAATGCCTATGTAATCCCACTGTCAGATCTTAATAAGGTGTACAATTATAAGGACACCAGAGGAATGACTGAGTTTGGATCATCTATTAAAGAAGAGATAGAAAGGACCTTTGGAAAGCAGGGAAATGATTATATCGTCAAGCTGGTTTCAGATATCAACGGGACAGTAAATAAAGATAAAAGCATAGCCAGCCAACTGGTCTCAAACATGAAAGCGGCTTCTGTAGCTGGAAATCTGCGTGTAGCTGCCCAGCAGCCAACAGCTTACATAAGAGCTAGTATGGAGATCAATCCTAAATATCTTGCCAGAGGCGCGACGACCATCACCAGAAAAGGCCAGTGGGACCTTATATGTAAATACGCCCCTATTGCGCAATGGAAAGATTGGGGATTTTACCGCATGGATACCAGCCGACAAATGAAAGATATCATGTTTAACACCGACAGTACAAAGCAGCGGTTTGTTAATGCAACTATGATCTTGGCAGAAAAAGGCGATCAACTGGCCTGGAATCGCCTATGGAGAGCTTGCGAATACGAGTGTATGGATCAGCATCCGGATCTGAAAGAAGGCACGGAAGAATTTTACGAGCGGGTAGGCAAGAGATTTAGCGAAGTTGTAGACAAGACACAGGTAGTTGATTCAATCTTACATCGTACTCAGATTATGAGAAGCCAGAGCGAAATCAATCAGCTGGCTACCAGCTTCATGGCTGAACCGCTAAAAACTTATGATATGCTCTACCGCGCTGCAACAGATGTAAAAACGAAGAAAGAAGGCTCGAAGAGCAGAGCAGTACGCGCCGCAACTGTATTTGTCCTTACCGGTGTAGCCACGTCAATAGCTGCATCAGCGGTTGATATGCTCAGAGATGATGACCGAGATAAGAACAGCAAGGAAAAGTACATAGACAGCCTTAAATCAAACATTTTCGATAACCTGAACCTTTTGAATAACATCCCATGGGTGAAAGAAATTCCCTCCATTATTGCCGGATACACGCCAACCAGAGCGGATCTGTCTGGCTTTGAGGATATGATATACGCTTGGAATCAGATTAAGAAGTTAAAAGACGGCACAAGTAAGTATACACCACAGTACGTAGCTGTATACACGGCTCAGATGGCGAGCAAGCTCACCGGAATCCCGATTAAGAGTCTTACAAGAGACATGGGAGCTGTCATTGATTCTATTTTTGATTCAGCAGGAGGCAAAGCGGATTATACATGGCTGAAACAAAAGTACGACATGGGAAGCAAAGAAAATCTTGAGATGTATACAAAAATGATGATCCAGGCTCACAGAAACGGAGATCAGGATTTCCAGAAGAAAATCAAGGATGATCTTAACAAAGCGGGAATTGATAACGATACGATAACAAACAAGATTAAAACGGTGATCAAATCAGAGTTAATCGGCAAAGATTCTGTAAATCCGCTGGTAGAGGCGGCGGCCCAGGCAAAGCAATCATATGACCTGGAAGCTTACGAGGATGCGGTAAGTCAGCTCACATCCCAGGGATATGCCACAAAGATCGTAAAATCCGCCATTGATGCCAGGATCAAACAGTTAGAAGGAAAAGAAGAGATTGACTGGGAGGCAGAGGTACAGACAGAACCGGATAGCCTGTATGGAGATATCCTGACGGATCAGGGTGCATCAGAGGATAGTAGCAGTGTAAAATTCTATAGCAATTCGGATCTTCTGGCAGCAATAGGCCAGTATGATAATAAAAATGCTAAATCTCTGGATCCTTTTAAAAAGATGGCAGATGCCATTGTAAAAAGTAAAGTGGATGAAGGAAAGACACAGAAAGAGGCTGCAGGTTCGATTAAAACATCCATTACGAGTCATTATAAGCCTTTATGGATTGCAGCCGACAGAAAAGGCAGAGAAGAGATCCAGAATGTCCTTAAACAGCTTAAGGTAAATGGAAAGGCATTGTATACCGGAGAGGATTGGACGAATTGGAATAAGGCAGCAAAAAAGAAGCAAAAGAAGCAGTAGGAATAGGGAGGACCAGGTATCATAAAAAGTACCTGGTTTTTTCTATGCAATAGTAATTTAGGTAGCACCTACGGATATATATCAGACTTAGATGTACCTGATGTCATATTAGGGTTTTATGACGTAAATTCAGCGAACTCTCCGTATAAAAAAGGATTAACTCAAGCAACAGCAGGCATCGTTTTAAGCGTCTACAACACGAATTCCGTTTATAATTCGCAACTTGCATTATCGGCGGGTAACGAAAAATTCTATATTAGACAAAAGGGAAACAATACTTGGGGAGAGTGGATGGCGAAATAATCTGAAATCTACACTTTCTGTACCCATTCAGACCATTTACCAGCTGCACAGTTACGCCAGTATATTTTACCCGTGAAAAGTGCAACTGCTAATTGACAGCGGGTTCCATCTCCACCGGCGGAGATTAGCATATACCACTCAGCTGTTGGCATACCTGCGTTTCCAGCATCATTAATCAAAGTAACACCAGTATTAAAACTTGATCCCATACCGCCATAGCCACTTATTGAAGACCCATCTATGCGAACATAATTTTTAAAATTACTATTGTGAGAGTACATACACTGTGTTATAATTCAATTGCTTAGAAAGAATTATAAACCAGTTGGACGGTGAAAAATTTTCAACAGAACAAAAACATATGTTTTCCGCGGAGACAATGCTTGCATTGTTTCCGTATTTTTTATTGCAGTAATAGTTGAATGATATTATCATGAGTTTTTACAGTATGGTGGACTTGACTGTAAAAACTCATGATACATAATAAAAGAATGTAAACACGCTAGTTTTTCGGTCAAATACAATCTTTTTAAGAACCCGTCTCAAAGCATTCCCTTTATCTTCGTTGCTTACGTTTGGATCCAGAACGAAATCATAAATGGTGGCGATTTCGGCCAAAAGTTTTTGCTTATGAGCAATTTGATTGGAAAAGTCAGGCTGTTCTTGATGCAGACGTTCCAAACTGGTTAATAAGCTTTTACGTTCGGCTTGTAACCGACATTTATTGTCTTTATATTCTTCCAGAGTATCAACTTCATTTTCATACGCTTCTTTGATTCTCCGTTCTTTTGTCTCTAAACGGGTAAGAGCTTCCAGTATCAGAGCCTCTTCACTCTGATTTTGAATATCAGCAGAAGGAACATATTCATAGTTGATAGACTGCGTATCGATTGCAGATTTTAATGAATCCAACACAGCTTTTTCGGCGATTCGTGCAGATACGCTGCAAGAATCTGGGTGGAATCCTTTTGAGTATCTCCAGCATTGGAAAAAGTCAGGCCGCTTTTTCTGATCTTTGGATCGACAGAAGCCAAGACTTGAACCACAGGTTCCACACTTTAAAAGACCAGATAACCAATGGGCAGTGGAGGAAGCTTCTCGCCGCTGTTTGGGGTGATATTCTGCATTTATCCGTTCCTGAACGGAATCAAAAATAGAGGCTACAGAGGGAATCAATTCGTGGGATCCTGTAAATTTGATTCCGTTCCAACACACCTCACCTTTATAAAAGGGGTTGGTGAGGATTCCGTGTACTGTACGTCTCCCAAATGCGTTTCCACGGCGGGTAACATGACCTTGTTTGTTTAGGTTGCGGGCAATGTAAGTCATATCTTTACCCTGATTATAAGATTGGAAGATATACTCCACCAGAGGAACGGCCTTTGGGTCTAAAACAAAAGGTTTACCTTCACCAATAGCCTGATAGCCCAAGCAGGGAGTTGCCTGATAACCGGATCGGAGCGCTTTTTCTGTCATACCGCGCAGGACTTCTCCAGAAAGGTTGTAAGAATAATATTCATCGAACCATTCAATGATGGTTTCAATCAGACGTCCGAACATACCCTCCATGATGGGTTCGGAGACACTTTTAATCTCCACACCGCATTTTTTACGTAGGATGCCTTTGTAAAAGGTACTTTCTTCCTGATTCCGTGCAAAACGAGAGAATTTCCACAGATACAGGCGTTTAAAAGGCGAAGGCTTCTGTGACTTAGCTGTAGCAATCATTTTTTGAAATTCCGGACGGTTACTGGCTTTTCTTCCGGATATGCCTTTGTGCTCGATAAAAATATACTCAGTGGGTATAAAAAAACCATCTTTTTTAGCCTCTTCCTGAATTACACGCACCTGTGCATCTGGTGACAGTTCTGTCTGATCATCTGTACTTACCCGGATGTAAGCAGCTCCGATTTCTAAGAAAGATTCAGTATTTTTTGTAGTCATAATATTGCCTCCTGCTTAAAATGTATTAAAAAAGGGTATAAAAAATACACCTCTTGTGCAGGTGCCACTGAAATGGTATAATCTGGAATGGAGTGGATTATATCTTTCAGTATACCTGATAAGAGTGATCTATGTTAAAGCGGTTCCTGTTGGCGCAGGGATCGCTTTTGTTTTCATAGTTAATTTTTGCTTTCTAGTTGTTGAACTTCTTTAGAATATTGATCAACTAATTTTAAAAACTCAAAATACCAATCAGGCACTTTATACTTTCTGGCTTTGTATGGAATGCATCGTTCGCATGGAGCATATTTCTGCGCAGCAATAAAAAGGTGGATAGGTTTTGTTGCTTCAGAACAACCAAACTGTCGATGATAACATTTACCGTTGCGAGAAATATAAACCCGCATATGTTTTTCTACAGTGGGCTGGACATAATAATGAGGTAAATAATTGCTGTCAAATGTAACCCCGCTTGGTACCCCGGCTTCATATAAAAGTTCCTTGGGGAAAGGGAGTGCATCAACCGTAAGTGTTTGTAACTGATTTTGAAAAAATTGATTTTGTTCTTCCTGCTGAGTTAAAGCACATACTACTTTTTGAGTTGCATTTTGAGCCTTTGCAAGATCAGTTTTTAAAATATCAATTTGAAGTTGTAAGGATTCTATTTCATGGATTTTTACAAGTTTTTCATACTCCACGGAATGTAAGTAATCCTTTGTATTTTTTAATTCTTGTTGTAAAGCAGAAATCTCAGTTCTTAATTCATTAGAAGTTTGAATTAATTCGTTTTTTTCGGATTCCATTTGATTAATCTTCTGAACCCAGTTAGTGCTTTTTAAAGCAGTGTACTCAGATTCAATGTCCTCTTTTTCTTTGCACACTACAGATAATTGCAAAGAATGCTTTTTATTACTCTTAAATAAGTAATAAAGAATAAGAAAAATGAGGATACTAAGCACACATACCAATATTTTAAATCCGAATAGTTGATTTTTATTATTTGTCCATTCAATTTTACTGGGAGAAGAATTTGCGGTTTCTTTGTAAGAAAGAGATTCTGCCGGTGGAGCAGAGTTTTCAGATGAAACTACATCTTCGGATTGAGTGGGCATATATGGACAGATGCCATTAGGATGCAAGTGGGCTGGTTTACCGTGATGATAATGATAGCTTCCAGTATTGTGATCATAATGACCGCCGTGCGAATCTGTTCGTCCAGGATGCCCAAATACATTATATGGAACAAATAATAAAATACAGGAAACGAAATAAATTAACATTAGATATCGTTTATGTCTCATAGCATTTACCTATATTATACTGGATTGTTATTTATCTTTTTTGTTTATAATATCGTTATAGGCACTAAAAAAGTGTAACAATAGTAAACTCCTTTTGTAAATGTAATGAAAGGAGTAATTGATTGACAGGCACGATTAGCTATAATTTATACGTATTACGGGTGGAGAGAAAGTTATCTATTAGAAAACTTTCAGAGTTATCCGGAATAAGTAAATCACAGATTAATAATATCGAGAATGGGAAACAAAATCCCACTGTATATACATTATGCTGTCTAGCAGAGGCATTAAATGTATCACCGTATGATCTGTTTACTTACTGTCCATCATAGTGGACAAATCTTCCTAAATCCACACAAAGTCTATGCCGCACTGTATAATTGTATTAACAGCCAACTAACTGTAGAGAAAGGAAGGTACATATGATGAACACGAATCATGTCAAACAATTTCTTGTCCAAAACATAATGAGTATGGATCAGTCAGATACCTTATTTCTTCAACAGCTGTTTACGCTGTTGAAACGGTATCTGGAGAGAAGAGGGCATTAGCCCTCTTTTTTTTGGGCTAAATCTTTCAAAATATTATCTGCAAGTTCATTAATTGCTTTCTTAGAAGTAGGGCTTAAAGATTGATAGCTTTTCATGATTGCAACAATAGCATCAAAGAATGGCTCTTTATCTGAATCTAATAAAGATGCAACGATTGATGCAGTCTCATCTTCTTCTGGAAGCTCTAAAAACATAGATCCAACACCAGTACGAAGCCAACCTTCATTAACATTAAATGTTTTACATATTAAAGAAACAACAGCATCGCTAGGAGAGCGCTTGCCAGTTTCATAGCCAGCCACATTATTTCGTACTATTCCTAATTTATCAGCAAACTCTTGCTGAGTTAAATCTAGTTTTTGACGCAAAATCTTAAATCTTTTATTCAAAATAATCACTCCTTTCATGAGTTCAATATATATCAAAAATGTGGCATTGTCAACAAAAAGTCGCAATGCCACAAAAAGTATATTGACAAAAGTTACAATGCCACATATAATAGTGGCATAGTAACAAAACGGTAGAAAGGAGCATATATCATGGAAGAACAGAAAGACAAGATGATCGTGGAAATGGTAGAGAAACTTCGCCAGATGGATAGCAACAGCTTAGTCATCATGAAGGCATCTGTAGATATCCTGGCAGCAAAGGAGCGCCTGGACAAAGAAGAGGCGAAAACGGCATAGGCCAAGCAACAAGTACATGCTCTAATGCATAAAGATGTTAAGAAAGGAGGCGTTGGATGAAGAAAGAGTACACAATAGTCAATCTGGTAGAGATTGACGGTAAAGTTTTAAATTTAGAAGAACTTCCACCAGAACAGCGAAAGCAGCTGGCGTTGAAGTGGCAGGATAAGATCATGCAGCCTGCGGGATACATAAGAAAGACCGCCTAAGAGCGGCCTGGTGGACAAGTTGAGGAAAGGAAGGAATGTAAAGATGGATACAGATTACTATAGAAGGCTCTTCCATGGAGCAAAGGAAGCATGTGAGGATTGGAAATATCGCTGCTGGATCATGGAGGCAATCGCGCTTATTTCCATACTTTGTAACATTTGGCAGGCATGCAGATGAGGAAGTGGAATAAATGCCGCAAATGTGGCTGCTTTCTGGATCCGGGAGAAGGAAGTATCTGCGATGATTGCAGAAGAGCGCAAGAAAAGGTAAAGATAGTACCGACCATTCAGGAGCATGGCGGACAGTACCGGTTGTTTTTGAAACCAGATAAAAAAGAATAAAGCCCTAGTATGGGATTGGAGAACCGGGGCTTTACTCAATATCAAAAATCATGCAAGGAGATTATACCATCCAAAGAGCTGGATGTGCAAGTGAAATATGAAAAAAGGAATAATTACTGAATATAACGAATATTGCCTGTTTTGCGGCAGGCCAGTTGAAGCAAAGCATCACCTGATCGGAGGACCGAACAGGAAAAAGGCAGAGGAAGACGGACTGAAAATCCCGTGCTGCAATAACTGCCATAACATAGGAGATGTGCTTACGCGGATCCATGGAAATCCAATGGCAGAGATGATGTCCAAGATGATGGGACAACTTGCCTGGAAGAAACGTGCGGTTGCAGGCGGAAAAACAGAAAAAGAAGCCAGGGAAGCGTTCCGTAGCAGATACGGGATCAGCTACCTGTAGGAGACTATATGGAAGATCATAAGGTTAGAGCAGAATATAGAGAAAAAGGCAGAAAAAGAAAAGAAGCGGAACTGATAGACATGGAAAAGCACCCATCACCGATGAGTGAAAGCTTCAGAAGACCGGCATACGCTGGAACGGCGCTGTGTCCGGATCCAACCCGTAGAGGGAAACAACTGGTATCTCGTCCTGAAAAGGACTGATACATATAGAAACTTGTGGTCAGCAGAATATGTCACTACCCAATCTATTATACCCAGTATACTACTGACCGAAAGGGCCGGGAACCTATCAAACCTCCTTTACCCGGCCCGAAAGGAGGGACCATGTACAACATGGATATTAAAACAAGAGGAAGGAAATACAAATGAATATAAAAAGAGATAAAACATATCAGGCTAGGATGGACGGCCTCAAATATGCCCTGGAAATAGTAGAAAGGGGCGGGATAGAAGAATTAAAGAAGGAGATCAGGGTTAGAAATGCCCAGTTCATTCCGCTGGAAGTATCGGCAAAAAAGGCGAATGAGATAAGCCAGGTCTTGGCACACAGAATATTAGCGACATTTACCCCAACGGTGATGTTTTCGCTGAATCAGGAGTTCCACTTTGGAAAGGACAGGCTGCTGAGGTGGAAAGATGCTTTTATTAATCTGTGCAACATGATGGATGCAATAGACCCGTTTGGTTGCCAGTATGAAACAGCCAGGGACTATGCGGAAGTTTTAAAGCAGAAATATGGTATTGAATTTGATTGGGACAGCATCGATGAGGTTATCGGACTGAACCAGAAAAAGCGAGGGCAGATGTGTGATATTGATTATGTAATTAGCTTCCTGGAAGAAAAAGGCCAGAAGAAAGCAGCGCAGTTGATCCGGGAATATGGAAAAAGATAAAGGAGACAAAATGTATTTGAAAAAAACAGAGCTGGAACAGGCTTTGAGAGAAAATATGCAGTCAACGCTTGAGAACTATGGCGGAGACAGCATAGCAGAGGATGCCATTTGCTTTTGCTATGATTCAATGCTGGCAGTAATTAAACAGCTGGCAAAAGACAAGAGAGAGATAATGTCAGAGGAAGAATTGGTGCTATTACTCTGCATTGTGCAGGATGATACGCGCCATCAACATCAAGATCTTGAAATATGTAAGCTGCATGGTCTTGATGCAGCAGAAACAGTGAAAAGCCGTATTGCTAAAAATGAGGCGCTTGAAAAGAAACTTAAACAAATGATTGCGGAGGAGACCCGATGAATGACCCAAAGAAAGTATCTGTCCCGGTCTGCTGCATCTGCCAGAAGGTGATCAATGGAGATGCAGAGTGGATCAGGACAAAGAGAGGGACTGTATTGTACATGCATAGAGAGTGCGTGAGGAAGGAAAGAAATGGAATCAGTACAGGAACGGATGCAGCGGTTAGGAACGAAAAATAAGATTGCTTATTTTATCGCAAAAGAAAAAGAGCCGTATGAATTTAAAAGGCGATATGCAAGGATCCGTGCAGAGGAATTCGCCAGGGAATGTGATGGGCGGGAACTCAATTATCACGTATCAGTTGGCGGACTGGATAGCATTGTACTGTATTTGTTTTTGCATGAGATTTGCGGTATTGATGCACCGGGAGTTAGTGCATCATCTCTGGAAGATAAATCTATTCAGAGAGTACATAAAGCACTTGGGATTATCAATGTTCCGCCGTTAAAGCGGAAAGATGGTAGCTTCTGGACAAAAGCAAAAGTAATACAGGAGTTTGGCTTTCCGGTCATATCGAAAGAAGTTGCTGCCAAAATAGAACTGTTGCAGAATCCGTCTGAAAAGAATAAAACGGTTCGCCATGCGATTATCACTGGTGAGACGGGAGCTTATGGAGGCTGGCAGAAAAATTCAAAGATGCAATTAAAACAGCGCTGGTTAGAGCTGTTTGGCGGTTATGAAAATGAAACAGAGGGCTGCGACTTCCGGAAACCGGACTTTTTGGTATCTTCCAAGTGTTGTTATTACCTCAAAGAAAAAAATTGTGATGACTGGGGAAAAGAACATAACAGCGTACCTTATCTGGGACTTATGGCATCAGAGGGTGGTCGTAGGGCAAAAAGTCTGAGAATGAATGGTTGCAATTATTTTGGAGCGTCTACGATCAGGTCAGCACCATTTGCAATCTTCGGCCGGCAGGACATTTTGACGTTGGCATTAGAGATGGACAAGCTCTGGAAGGACGGTCTGAAAGAAAAATACCGTCAGAAGTTATTAACAGTTGGAAAGATTGCTGAATGTTTTGTAATGCCAGACAGTATTATTCCGGAAATTTACGGAACCATAGAACGACAGCCGGATGGTACCCTCTATACCACAAAAGCTCAGCGGACCGGTTGCAGCATGTGCGGGTTTGGAATCCACATGGAAAAGCGGCCACACCGGTTTGACATGCTGTATAAGAGCAATCCAAAGGAATGGGACTATCTAATGTTTCATCTTTGTAAAGATGCAGAAGGAAAAGAATACGGTTGGGCGAAAGTCCTGGATTATATCGGTGTCGGTTGGGACCCGACCACAATCGGTGGAAACTGTAAGGGCCAGATGAGCATTTTTGATATGTAAAATTTCGGTTTGAAAGAATAGGTTAAGCTATTATCTCGTGATTTTCTACCATGTTTCAAAAGATAGTCACGAGATATTAGGAGGAAGAATGGTTACAGTAACGATGGAAGCTGAAAAAGAAACAGCAGTATTGAAAGGAAAGACAGCACTGGGGCTTACAATTGCCGATGGAAAAGGAGGCTTAATTCTTAATGCCACTTGGGAAGGTGAACATTTAGAGATGGATGAGGCTATAGCCGTGCTTGACTGCATGATTGAAAAGCATGTAAAAGATATGTTCTCTGATCCGAAAGCAAGGATCACCATATGTGCGCATATGATTGGCTTTTTAACAGATATCCAGAAAGAAGAGATATCGAAGCTCTTGAAGGAAAAACCTTCAGATAGGAGATAGGATGGAAAAGGTATATAACACGATCTGCGAAGACTGCGGAACTGTATTTAAAGCTAAAAGTAAGAGAGCTTTTTTATGCCCCAAGTGTGTAAAAAGGCGGATATCTGAATCTCATAAAAACAAAAATTAAGATTGGAGGATAACACAATGATGAAATTAAACGAAACAGTAAAAATGATGAACAGCGCAGATTACAAAGAAAGATTTCAGGCTGAGTACAATCAGCTTGCAATTAGATACTATGGATTAAAAAATATGCTTGAAAAATGGGATGCAGGAACACTCTCGTTTAAACCGACTTGTCCAAGAAGTACATATAACATGCAGATAAAAGCTATGACAGATTACCTTGCTGTGCTTGAAGCTAGAGCTGTTATGGAGGGCATCAAGCTTAGTGATGTAAATTAAGATTTTAGGCGAAAAATTTTAATAAAAGATTTTTCCAGAAACTTATGTTAAAGAGATTTTTAATTAAGATTTGGAGGGAGAAATGAAGAGTATACAGTTGTATGTGTGTGAGCATTGCGGAACGAAGTATAAAGACAAAAATGAGTGCAAGAAATGTGAGAGTAACCATAGGGCTGCGCTGGAAATCCATGATATGAGGTTCCATGCTTGCAAAGATAGTGATAACTATCCTGATAAGGTAGAACTGAAAATGGCTGATGGCAAGATGATTTGGTATCATCGGTAAATTAAGATATTGCCTGTAAGAGAGTGGGTGATACCGTTTGTTAGAGATTAACAAAATATACAACGAAGATTGCCTTGAAGGTATGAAGAAAATTGATGATAAGTCAGTCGATACAATTATTACAGATCTCCCTTATGGGCAAACCTCACGAAATAAATGGGATTCAGTTATTCCATTTGAACCATTATGGGAACAGTATGAAAGAGTTATTAAGGATAATGGAACAATAATTCTATTTGCAAATGGTATGTTTACTGCAGATCTGATGCATAGCAATCGCAAGCTTTGGAAATATAATCTTATCTGGCAGAAAACACAGCCAACCGGATTTCTAAATGCCAAAAAGATGCCGTTGCGTTCTCATGAAGATATCTGTATTTTCTATAAGAAACCACCCACATATAATCCTCAAATGACAGACGGTCATGAAAGAAAAGTATCAAAGGCGGCACATCATGTAAATGCAAAAGAATCAACGGATTATGGTAAGAGCGAATGGCAGGATTATGACTCTACAAAACGATATCCGAAGTCAGTATGGACATTTGCTAAAGATACTCAAAAAGCAGCCTATCATGGCACACAAAAACCTGTTGCTCTGATCGAGGAACTTATTAAAACATATTCTAATCCTGGCGATTTGATTTTGGATTCTTGTGCCGGTAGTTGTACAACAGCAATTGCAGCTATGAACACAGGAAGAAATTATATTTGTTTCGAAAAGGATAAAGACATTTTTGAAATAGGAAGTAAAAGAGTAACAGAATATAGCAAATAACATCTAATAAATAAGAGAATAACAAATCAGAAAGGAAAAGTTAGGGTAGCTACTAAGGACATGTCACCTTTCTGGTGAAGAAATGAACAACAAGAAAGTATTAGCGGGTGCAAAGCTTGCAGGCGGCAATCCAGAAAATGGAAGGGTTGAAGATGATTACTATGCAACTAATCCAGAAGCAGTAAAAATGTTGCTGACTAAATATACATTTGATGCACATACAATTTTGGAGCCTTGTGTTGGTGGTGGGCATATCGCTAATGCAATCAATGATTTTTATACAACCAAGAGAGAAATTACAGGGATGGACTTAGTAGATCGAGGATATCCTGGAACAATTGTTGCTGATTTCCTTACATATAAAACTGATAAAAAATATGAAGGAATTATCACAAATCCACCGTACTCGCTCGCAAAGGAATTTGTAGAAAAGGGTATGGAGTTACTGGAAGATGATGGTCAAATGGCTATGTTTCTCAAAATCCAGTTCTTGGAAGGTGCTAAGAGGAAGGAGTTATTTGACAAATATCCGCCGAAGTACATTTATGTTTTCAGAAACAGAATGGCGACTTGGAATAGTGGATTAGAGAAAGACCCAAAGACAGGAAAACGTTGGGCGACAACTATGTGTCATGCTTGGTTTGTTTGGGAGAAAGGAAGTACATCTGAACCGGTAGTAAGATGGTTGTAGTTAACATGAAATGTGAGTTCCAAGAGGAGAAAACAATATGAAAAAATGTGTAGTTTTAGAAATTGAAAGTAGAGTAGAATTTGAAAATAAAATGAACGAGTATTTATCAGAAGGGTACAAAGTAGAAGCAAGTTCTTGCAATAGCAAATATTATAAAGCAATTTTGGTACTAGAAGAAGAATAAACTGCGCTTCTGAGAAAGGTGTTCTATGGGAAACAAATGTAAAGAATGTATTTATTATCATAAAAACAATGGTACTTGTCAGCTTAAAAAGTGTTCAACAACAGGATATGGATATGTGACTATCTTTGATGCGTTATCCTGTGAATATCCCAGAAAGGATCAAAGATGAATATTTATTTTAAGATTGGAGGAAAATATAATGATGAAGTTAAACGAAACAGTAGAAATGATGAACAGCGCAAACTATAAAGAGAGATTTAAGGCTGAGTACGATCAGCTTGCAATCAGATATTATGGATTAAAAAATATGCTTGCAAAATGGGATGACGGAACACTCTCTTTCAAACCGACTTGTCCAAGAAGCATATATAACATGCAGATAAAAGCTATGACAGATTATCTTGCTGTGCTTGAAGCGAGAGCTGTTATGGAGGGTATCGAGCTTAGTGATGTAAACTGAAATAACCCAAAATTTAATAAGCATACGGAAAGGGAGGTAGTGATATGGCAAGACCGAAGAAGAAAGCAGAAGATAAAGCCGTCAGACAGAGCGTGAGCATGGATCCTGTGCAGCTCCGGCAAGTAGTGGCTTACTGCCAGAAGAATGAAAGAACCATAGCGTGGCTGATAAAAAAGGCTGTTGCAGCCTTCCTGGAGGCAGAGGATAAAGTTGCATAAAATTAATAACGTTATGCAGTAAAACTGAAATTTAGTGGAGAGATTTTATGACATACAAAGGTTATGAAGCAAAAATCGAATATGATTCCAAAGAAATGATATATGTGGGAACTCTTTCTAACTGCTCTGATTTGGTAAGTTTTCATTCCTCCAATATACGCGATTTGCGGGAAAAATTTCGTTTAGCGGTGGATAATTACCTGGCATTATGTGAAAAAACTGGAAAGATACCAAGATAGGAAGAAAAAATGAATAAAGTTAATTTATATGAATTGTACGACAGAAATACGTACTGCGGAATGTATACGAGCAAACAGTTGCGAGAAATGCTGCAAGTGAGCAGCCAAAACATCTCGGTAGCAGCTCGTTTAAATAGTCTGATAAAAAGAAGATATAGATTGAAACACTTTGAAATTGAATGTGAAGTAGCTCTAAATAAATACAGTGCACAGCTTTGTGCAGATTGGGATGAAACAAGGACCAGGATGCTTAAAGGTGATGGCAAATGGTTTAGAGAAGAAAGGAGAAAAGCCGATGGAAACAGAACACAGTAACAAAAAAACAGGCAGATCATTAACCGCCCAAGGTACCATGATCCGCCGTTCTGCTTAAGATAAGTATATCATATATACCCTTCTTAAGCAAGGAAAAGGAGGATATCTATGACAAATGAGAATGTTAAAACACAGGTTATTAATGATGTAATCGTTGCCATGTCAGCATATATTGCTGCTGATTTAATCCAAATTCTGGAGCGCGTGATAGTTGACAAGACGATAGATGTGGTTATGGAAAGAATCAATACGCTACCGGCAGAGATTAAGGATAGTGTGGATCAACAGAATGAGTACATAATAAAACTCTTTTTATATAAGAAGAAAAAGCTTCGTGAAGGGACTAAATATGGTTATATGGCATCAATCAAACGCCTGATCACGGTGTTGGACAAGCCATTGGTGCAGATGGATGAGCATGATATATTTTACTATCTCAATTGGTATGAGAACCGGAATGTACCAGTAACTGGACGAAAAAATCAGAACTCAACTTTGAATAGCGAAAGAAGGTATTTGTCCGCTTTCTTTTCCTGGATGCGGAAAGAAAAGCTTATAACTGTAAATCCAGTTGAAGCAATCGAGCCATTAAAGGTGCAGAGAAAGCCTATAGATTTTTTTACACCGGAAGAAATGGCACGTTTAAGAGACAGTTGCCGGACCTTACGGGAACGAGCCTTAATTGAAGTACTGCGCAGTACCGGGGCACGCGTAGGAGAAATTGTTGAGATAACTGTTGACCAGATCAACTGGGAAACAGGGGATATTTTGATTCTAGGTGAAAAAAGTAACCGGTATCGGACCATATATCTGGATCCGGATGCTTTATACCATTACAAAAAATATTGGAACTCTAGGACAGACAACAATGAACATATGTTCGTATCAAAGAGCAAGCCTTATAAGCCAATAGGGACATCTTCGGTACGGACAATCATGAAAGAAATTGCGGAACACGCAGGTGTGACAAACCGGTGTTATCCTCACAAGATGAGGAAGACACTGGGAATGGAGTTGAAAAACAGAGGCGTAGATATAGGAACGATCCAGGAAGTCCTGGGTCACGCGGATTCTAAAGTAACGAGTATGTACTATGCTCAATCAACACCGGACACGTTGAGGATGATTAGAAAAAGGGCAGTTTAATAGAAAAAGGATTGGGGCCTGTAACGGGCCCCAAAAAAAAGGTCAGGGGGAAATCCTCTTTGCCGTCCTTGTAATGGGTATTAACAAACGGCAGAAATCTCTAAATATTTAGGAACTAAAGAGGAGCAGCATGAAGCACTACGATAACTATGATTATGAAATAGCATATGATAAACAGGCAGAGAAGCTGCAGGAGTGGGAGATTGAAAAGCTGATCTCTGAGCAGAGGGTGAGCTGCCTTTATAGGACAACAACGAATAGATCTAAAAATCTGGTGAGTGGTGACGAGCTGCTAGAATCACAGGTGTATCCATCCTTCCTGAAAAGGGGAGATATGCCAGTAACCCTGAAAAAGAGAGAAACCAAACCGTCACAAAAAAATCTGAATGATAAGAACTCAAGAAGGTATTGCATCAGACTGGCCTGCATCAATTTTGGCAAAGGCGATATCTGGGCAACATTTGGTTGGAATGATGAGTACATGCCAGGAGATGCCAAAGCTGCTATCAAGGACATTCGGAATTTTATTACGAGGATAAACTATCGCAGAAAAAAGAATGGACTGAAAAATATTAAATACATATACATCCTGGCATTTGATGGAAAAGTCCGTCCACATTTCCACATCCTTATGACAGGAGAGGGTGTGGATCGTGATGAGCTGGAAGATATGTGGAAAAAGTGTGACCGAAAAAATACTCGGAGAATTAAGCCAGATGAGGATTTTTTGATTACAGGATTAGCAACATACATTACGAATAACCCAAGAGGTACAAAAAGATGGTGTGCCTCCAAGAACCTGAAAAAGCCACCGGAACCGACCAGAAGTTACGGAAAGTTCCGCAGAGGGAAAGTGAACCGGATGGTAAAAAATGATGATACCATGCGACAGGAAATGGAAAAAGCCTATCCAGGATATAAGTTCCTGGATGCAGAGGTTAAATATAATCAGGATCTGGCGATGTTTTACATCTATGCCCGGATGATCAAACATGGATCCCGTGAAGATATGCAGAAAGGGGGAAAGAGAAGAAAGGGGGAGTTGCGAAGTTGAATTATAGTGTACGGGTAAGATGCCCTTACTATGAGACTATGGCAAGTAACACAAAAAAGCAGGCAACAATAACCTGTCAGAACATATGCTGCAATCTGGGGTTTGAGATCAAAAACCAGATCGTTTTTACGTGCCATGAAGAAAAAAGCAACTTTGCCGGGATATTTTGCGAAGATATGTATGAGACATGCCCTTACTTTAAGGGAATCTATAAAACACAAATGGAGGATGAGAAGAAATGAAAAAGAAAATGAGCTTAATGGAGAGAGTGAAGATTGCAGAACGGAGAGAGGCAGAGGCAAAACGCCAGGCAGAGAGGGACAGAAAAAGATTTATGGAGGCAGATTTGATTGCAAAAGGAGCCATGGTTTGGGTGTCAGCTCTGGCAAGAAGAGAAGGCCCAGTGATCCATGTGAGCGCTGAAGAGATTGAAAAAGCAAGAGCGGGAAAATATAAATGCCGTATGGTAGCAGATGGATCTGTTGATATGGTGGAAGAAGGATATTTTGAGAAATTTTATGAGTAAACACAATCGGACATGCTGATGTGCGCATACATGCGCGCGCGGTAAGTTAGTAGAGAAGCCCTGATATAGGGCTTTTTTGCGTGGGAAAAACCGGACAAAGGTGGGGTGGTAGAGAAGGGACAGGAAAAAATATAAAATTGATGCTATGAGGTGGTGATATGGCGGAAAAGAAGCGAAAAGCAGCAGGCCGCCAGAAATGGCGGGAATGGGCAGAAAGTGAAGAGCATCAGGCGGTTCTGTCAGCTTGGGCAAGAGCCGGAATGACAGATGAAGAAATAGCAAAGCAGATAGGGATAAGCAGATCCACGCTGGCGGAATGGAAAAAGAAATATGCACCAATTAATGCGGCGTTGGCAACCGGGAAAGACTTTGCGGATCGTCTGATCGAGAACAGTTTGTACAAAAAGGCCATTGGCTTTTATGCAAGGGAGCAAAAGGCTTTTAAAGTTAAGACTGTAGAATATGACGAAGCAACAGGAAGAAAGATAAAAGAGTTTGAAGAATTAAAGACGGCGGAAGAGGTCCACTATTTTGAACCGGATATAAAAGCAATCATATTCTGGCTCAAGAACCGTAAACCGGATATCTGGAAAGAAAAAGTTGCAGAGGCTATGGCAGATGATGAGGGAACTGGTGTTATTGTTTTGACGCCAACCCAGGTGGAGCAGATCAGCAAGGAAGTAAAAAAGGATGAGTAACCCAAGAATTGTATGGGCACCGCAGCCACGACAGGAAATTATGATGTCACGTCCAGAATTTGAGGCGTTATATGGTGGAGCTGCTGGCGGTGGAAAGAGCGATTATTTAGTAGCAGAGGCACTGAGACAAGTCCAAATCCCACAGTATCGCGCAATCATTTTCCGAAAGACTTACCCTGAGCTGGAAGACATCATAAGCCGCAGCCATGAGCTTTACGGATCAGCGTTCCCAAGAGCTAAATACAACGAAAGTAAGCATGCCTGGAGGTTTCCATCTGGCGCAATGATCTACTTCGGGCAAATGCAGCACACGAAGGACAAGCTTAAATACCAGGGCCGACATTTTGATTTTGTAGGATTCGATGAACTGACGCATTTTGCGGAAGAAGAGTATATGTATCTCTTTTCACGAGTTAGATCATCAGCACCTGGATTGAGAACATACATCAGGAGTACGGCGAACCCAGGCGGCCCAGGACATCCGTGGGTAAAAGCACGATTTGTGAGCATAGCGAAGCCGGAGACTAAGATTGTGCAGGAAGTGAATATCACCAAACCATCCGGTGAGGTGATAAAGCGTACCAGAGACAGGATATTTATCCCTAGCTCTGTGTTTGATAATAAGGCTTTGCTGGACAACAACCCGGAGTATATCGCATCACTGGCTATGCTGCCAGAAGCAGAAAGAAATGCGCTTTTGTATGGTGATTGGGATTCGTTCAGTGGACAGGTATTCTCAGAATGGAAAAATGACCCGTCAAATTATGAAAGCCGAGAATGGACCCATGTTATTGAGCCGTTTAAGATACCGGAAGGATGGCTGATCGGAAGAAGCTACGACTTTGGATATGCTAAACCGTTCTCAGTTGGCTGGTATGCTGTCGATTATAGCGGATGTGTGTATCGGATCCGTGAGCTGTATGGTTGCAAAGAGGGACAGGCAAATGTAGGACTGGAAGTGGATCCCGCAGAGCAGGCGCGGATGATCCGGGAAGTAGAAGAGACTGATCCAAACCTTAAGGGAAGAAAAATAGCAGGCATAGCAGATCCATCAATCTTTGATGTGAGCAGAGGCGATTCTATAGCGGACATCATGGCCCGAAATGGAGTGTACTGGAGCCCAGGCGATAATCATCGAATTGCCGGGAAAATGCAATATCATTACAGACTGGCATTTAATGCAGATGGACATCCGTTATTTTACGTTTTTAACACATGTAAGGGATTTATAAGGACGATCCCACAGCTGGTATATGATGCAAAGAACGTAGAAGATATTGACACTACACAGGAAGATCATATTTATGATGAGTGCAGATATTTCCTGATGCAGTACCAGATCGCAAAGCGTGCGAATGTAAAGAAAAAACCGCCGCTGGATGATCCTTTGGATCTGTATAAGGCAGAACGTGAAAAAGCATATAAAATCATTAGGATTTAGGAGCGAAAATGGACGAAGAACTTGTAAAAAAGAAAATTGGTAAAAAAGAAGTAGATGATGCTTATGCCAGGTTGCAGAAGTATAAAGAGGGAAAAGCAGCATTAGAAACAAGAATTGTAGGTGCAGAGGAATGGTGGAAGAATAACCACTGGCAGCGCTTTAACAGTGAATTTCGCAACGCAAATGATCCCCAGCCAGTGAGCGCATGGCTTTTTAACAGCCTGATTAATAAACATGCGGATTTTATGGACAATTATCCATGCCCGGCTATTCTTCCCAGAGAACAGTCAGATGAGGATACAGCGAAAATCCTTTCTCAGGTGGTGCCGGTTATACTGGATCAGAATAATTTTGAGCAAGTATACAATGACTGCTCTTGGGATAAGCCCAAAACTGGGACAGCCATTTACGGGGTCTTTTGGAACAAAGAAAAAGAAAACGGCTTAGGAGACGTTGACGTAAAATGCCAGGATATCATGAATATCTACTGGGAGCCTGGTATAAAGGACATACAGCGATCAAAGGATGTGTTTACAACAGAACTTATGGACCTGGATGAGCTAAAAGAAGCATATCCAGAACTCGAAGATAAAACAGTAGGCACAGGCGAACTGATAAAGTCAGAGTATATCTATGATGAGAACATCGATACAAGCAACAAGGTGCAGGTCATTGACTGGTACTACAAAAAAAGAATACTGCTTGCAACTGGCGGAGTTAAGACGGTGCTGCACTACTGCAAATTTATTCCGGGAATTGTGTTGTATGCATCTGAGGATGATGAAACATGCACTAATGGATGGTATGAGCATGGGAAATATCCGTTTGTATTTGATGTAATGTTCCCGGAAAAAGGTTCTCCAGCAGGGTTTGGATACCTGGATGTAATGGTAAATCCCCAGGAATATATAGACAAGCTGGATTCGGTGATACTCAAGTCTGCAAATTTGAGCAAACCGAGATATTTTGTATCGTCAGGATCAAATGTAAATGCAGAGGATTTTGCTGATTTAAGCAAAGATTTGGTGGAAGTATCTGGAACAATGGACGAAACCAAAATTAAGCAGATCCAGCCGCCACAGCTACCGGAATATGTTATCAACATGCGAACACTCAAAGTGGATGAGCTGAAAGAAACAAGCGGAAACCGGGATTTTTCTCAGGGATCCACAGCATCGGGAGTAACTGCGGCTTCAGCTATCGCAGCATTGCAGGAAGCAGGAAGTAAACTGAGCCGGGATATGATCAAAACTAGCTACACCGCACATGCAGAGGTTGTGACACTGATTATTGAGCTTATCAGGCAGTTTTATGATCTGCCTCGTTGCTATCGGATCACTCAGTCGAATGGTGATGCACAGTATGTGATGATGGATAAGAGCGAATTACAGGAACAGACAGCAACAATGATGGACGGGGAAATATTGACCAGAAGACCAGTGTTTGATGTCAAAATATCAGCACAGAAGGCAAGCCCGTATAGCAGGATCGCAAACAACGAACTGGCAAAAGAACTCTTTGGTATGGGACTGTTTAATCCTCAGCTTGCGGATCAGGCCCTTGCGGTAGTATCTATGATGGATTTTGATCGTAGAGAAGAAGTGATTAAAAAGATATCAGAGAATGGCACCATGTATCAGGAGATCCAGCAGTTGCAGCAGATATTAGCGCAGCTTGCACCGATGGTTGCTGAAATGACAAATAGACCGGATCTGATCCAGGCTGTTAATGGATTGATTGGAAACAACCAGATGGCTATGACAGATGTGAATGTAAACCAGGGAAATAGCATAAAGACAAATTCTTTAGGACAGGCAGTGAATACAGATACCAGCCAGGCAGGAAAGGCCAGGGAAAAGGCAGCTACAGCAACGGAGGTAAACCAGTGACAGAGATTACATTTGAAAACGTGCCAGGATACTTCCGTTTGAAGGTGGAAGGTCATGCCGGATACGGATGCGCTATGGGACTTCCGGAAGGACATGATATTGTTTGTGCTGCAGTATCTGCCATTGGACAGACGGCAGCGCAGTGTATGATCGACCTGGGAGAAGAGAAAGCAGTAGTGATACAGGACTTGCAGATCAAAGAGGGATTGATAGACATTCGTGTATTGGTCAAGAAGAAAGCACAGAAGCGTTTGAACGCGATGGTTTATACCATACAGAGAGGGTATGAAACATTAAGCAAATCTTACCCGGAATTTGTCCATATGAACGCAAAATCTGGGGTGGTAGAGAAGAAAAAATGAATGTGATACCATGAAAACAGAACGCGCGGGAAAGACCGCTGAATTTTGGACACGCAGGAAAGACTGCTGAGAGGAGCAAAATGAAGAGAATCATCGAAATGAACTTAAGACTTTTTGAAGGTGAAGGCGGTGGAGCCGGTGCGGCAGCACCAGCAGCAGACCAAACGGGAGAAAATGTCCAGAACACCACTGGAAGCGCTGGGGCAGAGGAAGGCCAGGAACTGGAAGAAACACCGGAAGAGCGGCAGGCAGGTTATGAAAAATTCAAGGAAAAGTATCGTGATCTGTATGGTAAAGACGTAAAAAGCCATATCGACCGAAGATTTAAGGATGAGCAACGGCTGCATGAACAGCTTGATTCATATACGCCTTTGATGTCATTGCTGTCTGAAAGATACGGAATCGAAGACGGAAATGTAGCAAAGATCATGGAAGCCATCGACAATGATGAATCTTTCTGGGAAGAGCAGGCTCTTAAAGAAAACATGACTGTTGAACAGCTGAAAAGAATGAGAAAGACAGAGGCTCAGAATAGACAGCTGGTTGAAAGCGCCCAGAGAGCGCAGCAGATTAGGCAGAGGGATGATATCTATGCCAGATGGGACCGAGAGGCTGAGCTTTGTAAGCAGCATTTCCCAGAATTTGATATGGCAAAAGAATGTGAGAATGAGACTTTTACCAGGCTGTTGGGTGCCGGAGTGGAAGTCGAAAACGCTTATAAAGCAGTTCATTTTAACGAGATTACACAAGGGTTAATGGCCCAGACAGAGAGAGATACGAAGAAAAAAGTTGCGGATTCAATCCGATCTGGCAATGGCAGACCGTCCGAAAATGGTGTGGGTGCCGGTAGCGCAAATGGAACGAAAGTGAGTGCATGGGATTTATCACATGAAGAGTTCCGCAAAGTCATGGAGCGCGCAGCCAGAGGGGAGACCATTACGATGTAGAAAGGAAAAAGCATGAAAAAGACTATTATTTACATGAATCTTAGATTATTTGACGCACCGGCGAATACAACTACAGCATCGGGTATGTCTGTAGAAATGAAGACATTTTATGATCGCAATCTGATCGAGAATGCAGAACCGGAACTTGTGCATGATCAGTGGGCACAGACAAGAAACATTCCAAAAAATGGTGGTAAGACCATTGAGTTCCGTAAGTATGATCAGCTGCCGAAAGCAATGACACCATTGACCGAAGGCGTAACACCGACCGGTAAAGAGATGAACGTTACCAAGATCGAGGCAACGGTAAAGCAGTATGGTGATTTCATTGAGCTGTCAGATTTACTGATCTTAACAGCGATCGATAATAACATTGTTGAAGCAACCACCTTAATTGGATCTCAGGCAGGCAGAACCCTGGATACAATTTCGAGAGAAGTACTGGCAGCTGGAACTAATGTGCAGTATGCAGAGGGGCAGGTTACCTCCAGAGCGGCTTTAACTCCTGAAATGAAACTGACAGTTAAGGCTGTTAAAAAGGCAGTTCGATTCCTCAAAAAGCAGAACGCAAAGAAAATTAACGGATATTACTACGGAATCGTACATCCAGACTGCTCCTACGATCTTACAGAAGATGCGCGCTGGATCGATGCGGTTAAGTACAAAAATCCAGAAAGAATTTATAACGGGGAGATTGGAGAGATTGAGGGCGCTAGATTTGTTGAAACCACTGAAGCTAAAATCTGGGCTAAGGCTGGAGCTGCAAAAAGCACATCTGACACTACAAAGATTGATGTGTATGGAACTTTAATCTTTGGTGCAAATGCATATGCGACTACCAAGATTGAAGGTGGTGGTTTAAAGACCATTATTAAACAGCTGGGAAGTGCCGGAACAGGTGATCCGCTGGATCAGAGAGCTACTGTGGGCTGGAAGGCGCTCAAAGTAACTGAAATCTTAACAGAGGCTTATATGATCCGTATTGAGACAGCATCTACATTTAGCGATGGAGAAGCGAACTAAGGAGGTTTAAAAACATGGGAAGAACTGCAAAGGTAGAGGATGCAGTAGTAGAACAGGCTGCGGTAGAGGATGCAGTAGTAAAGCAGGATGCAGAGCCACAGAAAAAGGGAGAGAAGCTGATCAGATTCAAGATCCCGTTGGGAAGTGCAGATAAGGATCGTGCAGATGTTTTTGTTGCAGTAAACGGAAAGTCTTATCTGATTAAGCGTGGAGTACCAACAGAACTTCCGGAATCTGTTGTAGAGGTTCTGGAAAATGCAGAAGCTCAGCGTGAATATGCGATTGAGATTGAAGAAAGCGCAAGATACAAGGAGTAACTGAAAGGGGGCGGAAGATATGATAACTGTACGGGGAAGAGAATTGGTGATCCCGGTAGCAGAAAGACAGATAGGGACACAGTTCGATAACAATTCAGAAACCAGACAGTTTAAGATCAACCGCCTCACTGTAGGCGGTATTGACATATCTAACCTGGATTTTCGTATTGATCTGAGATACGGAAAGGAAACTAAGGATACTGATGTACTTGAAAAAGAAATAACAGATGAGCATGTGATATTGACATGGACCGTGAGTGCTGCCAGCGTGAAGCAGGTGGGAACGGTATTTATTGCACTTCGGGGATCAGATGATTTCGGAACCGTGAAGTGGGCAACAAATCAGGGATACCTGTATGTTGGAGATACCATAAATACTCCGGATGGTGCGGAAATGGCGCTGTCCGAACTTGAAAAACTGGAAAAACGGATTGACCAGAAGACTGAATCAATGGATGCTGCGGAAAGTAGCAGAGTGGAAGCAGAAAAGATCCGCCAGGAAAATGAATCGGCTAGGCTGAAAAATGAAGCAGAGTGGCAGAAGCAGGGTGAAGCTGCGGTAGAAGCGGCTAAGACAGCGACCAGAGCGGAAGAGCGGTT